CAGTGATTTAGCTTTGAAATTGTGTACTTCATCACCGAACACAGCACCGAACTGCTCGAACCAGGTACCTGGAAGCTTATAGATCGACTGCCATGTAGAAATAAAAACCCGCTCAGGAACGTTGTGCTTAGGCATACCAGAGTAGATACGGTGACACATTTTGGATACGTCAAAGCTATCGTTCTGTGCATACTGCTCAAAGTCTGTGTACATCTGCTGTACAAGAGAAGTAGTTGGTACTACGATGATGGCACGCTTATTATGGTTTTCTAGAAACCATCGCATCAGTACGTAGATAATTAAAGACTTACCAGAACCAGTAGGAGATAGTAGGATCAAACGCTTCGAGTGGATAGCCTGCGATATCGCATCAAACTGATAGTCTCTAGGTTCAAATGGTAAGTTCAAGGATTTGATAAATTGTGCTAGATCTTTTGGATCTACAGCTACATTACTATCTGGTCGACCGTATGTAGTGTCGTGTTCTACCTCAATAGTATAATTACGTGGCTTGACAAATTCATCAAGGTATTCATACAAGCCACATGGCAGTTCGCTCTTAGCAGAACTAAACAGTCGTACTTTACCATCCCATCTACGCTGCTTGAACGCAGGCATGTACTTGTGCCCCGGCACTTCAAACGAAAAGAAGTCATTCAGTTCGTTGGAGATGTGCGGTTCAGATAATACTAATAGTTGAGAATGATTTTTTTTACGTACGTGTAAGGTATTAGACTTAAGTTCCATTACTTAAGCTTAGGTCTCATTGATGATGGCATCTGAAATAAGACATTGACATTAGAAGACACAACATCACGAGCAAAAACTGCCCAGCAGATAATTGGGGTTACTAAATAATTTTCTGCAATGAATTCTTTAAAGCTTGTTCCTGTTGTGTACACGTCATCGACAATCAATACAGGATCATCAGGATTGCCAGTAGACGATTCGTTTAAAATATCACCAAGGAGTTTACCTCCCCGAGGAATGCCTACCGCTTCACGAAATGGTCTTGTTTCATACTCTAGAATCATTTTGGCCAGACAACGCCAGTCGTCTTCATCCAAAGCATCCATTTCAATTTTCCATCCTAGTTGTAAACCAGCATGGGAAGTAAACTCTTCGTCTACGAATAAAGCCATATTATCCTCCGGATTCTTTCAATAATTTTTCATAGTATCGTTTTATCATACTATCTTTCTGGTCTTCATCTATATATCCTCTTGCTAAGAGGAAGTTTATATGGTCAGTTGCTTTTTCTTTAAGTTCTTTTTTGCTTACAATTGTCATAATGATACCTCTTCATATTGGTTGCAGAACCAACTTTATCGCAGTGTGGGCAGGATATCTTTGGTTTATTCTTCAACGCTTGTGATATGTTTTTACGTGTAGATTCACTATGAGGTTTACCTACATTCCAAGGAACATAATCTTTCTTTGCTTCTGACATTTTTTTTTCTAGTCTTGGCATTATGTTTTCTACCCCACATAGGATGATTCTCGCCTCTTACGCCATACATAGGATTTGCCTCGCCTTTATTGGCACATTGAGGCATTTTGCGACCAAGTTTTGATAATGCCATTTTTCTTTTTGTTTCTTCAGTATGCTTTCTACCCCACCAGTGATGTTTCTCACCAGAGGTATATGGTGCCATAGGTATAGTAGTGTCTTGTTCTTCTATACACTCCTGTAAAAACTTCTCGTGATCATACTCCAAAGGTTTTACTATGATCTGGTTATCATTAGGTATAAAATCTTCTGTGTTGAAGTTGAGCGTAAATGTCCCGTGACCGGGAATATAAATATTTTCCATGCTGGATACTCCGTATGTTATCTAGAGTAGGCGGGAGCGGCAACTCCGTGGTCTACACTATTATTTATACAAATCAGTTCCCCGCCTCAAACATTCTCCATGAAATCATATTCTTTATAGTCTGGTGCCGCCATCTCAGGTTATCTATAATCTCTTTTAAAGTCTCTAAGATCGTCTTATAGTAAGCAATCTTTTCTTCTGACTTCTGTATATCTGTATCTGCATCATAGTAGTGATCCATGTCACCCTTCAATACTCTTAGTCCATTAAATGGATCAAAGTCCCAACCCTTTTCCTGAATAGCTTCAGAATCCATCTTACCATTGTAGTACAACCACTTATCTTTAAGTAGCGTCTTCTGGTCTAGCTCTGCTCGCTTTAGCTTTAGTTTAGTAATAGAATGCAGTTCCAGATATTTAGCATGGAGAGATGGTGTCTTACGTGACTCCTCATCTAGGTTGAACTCAGAGATTTCAGAGTCTTCACGCCACATTGTGAGTATAGCTTCAAGGTCTAGCTTCATAATAAATCCAGTTACAGCTTTGGTTACTGCGTATATTATATCATACTTTTACGTGAATTGAAACCCTGTAAATGAGAATGATGCATTAAATGTTAGGTATTCTACGGTAGATGCCACTGAATTAAGCTCTAGTCCAGTTACAGATGTTGGGTTACATCCCTTATAAACGATTCTTTTTGATGGTGTATTGTTACTGGTAAGAACTGAAATAATAATATCATTCTGCGTAGGATCGTTAGGATTAACTGTCTGACTCCTAACTCTCTGTGGCTCGTACTTCTCATTCACCATTTCAAGCATCCAGTTGTACAGCTCTGTGTACGAGGTAATATCTTCGTCTAAGAGAAACTGGATATTCAATTCGCCGTAGTCTAAAGCATCACCAGGTAAATTCACATTACTGATTCTTTGATATGGAGTAGTTGGTCCTGTAATCGATACATCAGGATGGCTAATAGACTGTGCAAAGAATTCCAGGTTAGGGTATTCCTGTCTATTGATAACAACTTTAAACCCAGTAGGTTGTAAGAAGTTCCTATTCTCAGTTAGTGCCATTGATTACTCCATGCAAAAAGAAAGGGTGGACCTTTCGATCCACCCTAGTATTTATAACACTATTATTATTGTTATGCAGTAATCTTATGCGGAAGCAGCAAGGATGTTGTCTACGCGGAAGATTCTGTAGTACTGGTTGTTAGCCGGTGCTGGCAGACCAGTCTGAGCAGCGATCGCACCCGTAACGAATGGGTTAGCGGTCATGCCGTAACGAGTCTTGAAGCCAATCTTTGGCTGGAAGGAGTTTTCACCAACCGCACGAACCATGGTAAGTGGTACGTATGGGCAGTAGAAGAGACCAGCGTCGTATGCGTTGGTACCTTTGTAACCAACGTTAACGTAGTCGCTCGTTGCATATGGATCAACGTATACCTTCATCTTACCGTTCAGTACACCAGCAAAAGTGTTGCCTGTGTCATCAACGTTCAGGTTGGTCGACATAGCAGGAGCGTAGTCGAGCATACCGGAAGCTGCCAGAGCGGAAGCTACATCGGACGAACAAATGACGAAGTTACCCTTACCACGACGGGTTTCTTTAGCGATCGTGTTTGCTTCACGCTCGATCTGGAAGATCAGTCCCTTGAACTTCTCTACCGACCAACGACCGTCAGCGTCTGCGTCCAGGTCGAAGATACCGTTTGTGGTGGTTTGGGAAGTGGATGCACCCAGCTTAGCTTGGGAGTTGATCGAACGGATAACTTCACGGTTGATTTCCGCCAGAATTTCAGCCGAGAGGATATTAGCCAGTTCTGTTTCTGCGTCCAGACCGTGGATGGCTTTCAGATCTTGTGCCAGTTCCATGGTGTACTCAGCCTTCAGAGCACGTGTCTTAGCAGTAACGGTCTGCTTCTCGATGGTGAATGCCATCTCAGCAAAGCCGTTACCAGCAGAGTCACCCAGAGCTTCACCAGCTGCAGTGGACATACCCTTGCCGAATTCAGCAGAGTCACGGTTATCGGACAGGGTTGGGTCAGCAGCAGAGTCAGCAGCATCGCCGAGACCGGAAGGACCACCGGATCCAAATGCAGTGCTGTCGCCGGAGAATCCAGCATCAGGCTCTGCGATTGCCAGTGCTTCAGTTCCACCCTGAGAGGAGTAGGTAGACTTCATGGCGAAGATCAGGCCGGTAGGACCAGTCATTGGCTGTACACCACATACGTCGTATGCAATCAGGTTTGGCATAGCACGACGTACGAGGGAAATCAGTACAGGGTCAAAGTTGTCAACGTTGCCACCAGTCTGGTTAGCAGGAGCAGCTTCGTTAACCGAACCGAAAGAAGAGAAACCAGCTTCTTCACGCATTGCGCGCTCTTGGTTCTCGAGGATAGCAGCAGTTACTTGCTTGCGGTAGTGATCAGAAATAGGACCAGCGGATTCTTCATTAAGTACTGGAGCCCACTTCTGTACGAGCTTGTCGTAAGATACGGGAGTTTGCATTTTGCTTACACCTTCCTTTTAGATTATTGATTTGCGGTTTGTCTTTTAATTGCAGATACGTAGCGAGCCATCACGTCAGAAACTTCAGCTTCTTCTGCTTCGTCACCTACGACTTCTTCTGCAACTGTTACTTTTTTCTTGGTGAAGTAAGATTCTTTGATCGTTTCAACTTTCGCTGCGAAAGCTTCCGGATCTTCAAAATCCAAATCTTCAGCCAGGGACTTCAACTTCTCTACCTGAGTTTCTGCCAGGTCACGGGAGTGCTCACGGATGATAGCATCACGCATGAGTTCTTCCATGAGCTGGTTTTGCTCAATAGCAGTTTCAGTGGCTTCATTGAGTCTTGCTTCAAGGTCAGTAACTTGCTCGGAGAGCTCGTCAACCAGATCGACCTTAGACTCTGGAACTTCGATGTAGGACTCAGTAAAGAGGTCCTTCAGCTTGCCCATAAAGTCTTCAGCGATCTCGGTACGAATACCGTTTTCGATTGCCAGCTTGTTCTCTTCCATGAACTTTTCTACAACGTAGTTCATGTATCCGTCAACCTGCTCGATCATCTCTTCACGTGCAGTTTTGATTTCTTCGTCAAGTTCTTCCTGAAGTTCGGATTCAATACGTGCAACTTCATCAGAAACTTTAGACTTGATAGCAGCTTCAAAGATAACTGCTGCCTTGTCCTTGAACGTTTCAGACAGAGTAGCTTCGGACTCAACCAAAGCATCCATGTCTGCAGTAAAGTCGACTTGTACTGCATCAGCCTTCTCATGGATAGCTGGAGCAGCATCTTCCTCTTCTACTTCAAAACCTTCTGCCTTCATAGCAGACATGATTTTGCCGTAGGATGCAGAAAGGTTAGCCTTCTTCATCTTGTTCATTTCTTGATACATTGCATTGATCATACCAGCTTTAGTGCCAGGAATCTTGTCAGCAACTTGGTCACCTTTTTGTGCCTCGCCGCCAGGTACCTTAGCCTTAGCTGGTGCAGATGCTTTAATCTTAGCAGCATCGGCAGCAGCAGCCTTTGCACCATCTACTTCAGGTGCAGCAGCTTTACCTTTAGCTGCAGGTGCCATTGCTTCAGATACTTCATCATCTGCTTCTGCTTCAGATTCATCGTGAGCTTCTTCCTCTTCAGGATCAGGATCCACGACCATCTCTTCAACAGATTCGATGTCTTCATAAAGTTCTTTATCGGACATATTCATCTCCTGTTAAAAATTTAATCTAGAGAGGAAATTCTTAAACTCCCGCATCTCAACCGCAGAGCGGTCCGATCTAGAAGCATTCTTAAATTTCAGTCTCAATGTAGTCTTAAACACTTTTAATAACTCCTTGTAAAACGTAATAGCTAATGTTCATTTTTTCACATATATCCTTTTTCTTAATGCCTGCTTTTAGCATATAAAGCATAGACGTAATAAATATCATCTTGCTTAGAATGCATTCAGAAAGTCTTTAAATGCTTTAATTTGAACTTCAGCCAAGTCCTCCTTACGAGTATTATTAATAGTATTTTTAATGACCTCAATTTCCTGAGGCTCTAAGACACCGTTGTTCCATACCCACTCTACACCTTCCATAATCCCATTAACGAAAGCTGATGGTGCAGATGGATCTTGTACGATATCTACGGTGTTTAAAACAAAGTCTTTACCAACCATGTTCACTCCACCTTTTTGCTCAAGAGTTCCCATACCACGAGTTGAAACACCTAGCTTAACTCCACCATCTAAGAGACCTTTCACAATCTTACCATTAGGGGTGTCAAGAATAAGTGCTTTCCCCATCACGTTATTACCGTCCCACTTAAGTTCAGTAATGCGATGGGAAACTTTATCTAAGTTAATGATAGGACCTGCAGGGTGGTTCAGTTCACCTACTGCACGCTGGGTCTGTACCTGTTCTTTATCATACTTAGAAACTGCTGATTCCAAAATTGCTTTTGGATAAATTCTTCCATTGCGGTTTTTCTGTTCCGCCTGGGCAAAGATACCTTCAATGACATAGTTCTTAGTACCGTCTTCTTTAGCTTCGACGATATAAGAAACCTGTTCTGTATGCTCTGTGATCAGTTTCATTTGAATCTACCTTTTGCCCATCATGCTGCCGAATTGCTTGGCAGCCTTCATTGCTTCTTTTTCAGTACGCAGAGTATCGACCACCTGGTTGTCAAACATTACGTTGAACTTACCTTGGGTATCTTTAGTTACCATAGTCTCTCCACCTTTTATGTCAAAGACCTTAAGGATCTTGTGACCTTTAGGAGAAATGTTTTTGGCAAACTCTTTAAAGCTCTGCATCTTCTTCTGTTTCTTCTTCTTCGGTTTCTACTTCAATTTCGTCTTCATCTTCAAGCTCTACGTCTTCATCAGGATCAACACCATTGTATACCTGGTTAGCGATCATAGCCTTATGCGATTCAAGGCGATCTGCTAATCGTGTGTTGATCATGTCAGAAAATTGCTTCTCTGCATCAGAAAACTTTTTATTCGCTACATTGTCTAAAAAATCACCAATATTCTCAACCATTGAAAAAGTCCTTATAATTGTAACTGTAAAGTATTTATAATAATTTTATTTTTAATATCAAATGTCTGGTTCTTGATCTTGATCCGGGATTTCACCATCCTTTTTTTCTTGATCAATCTGATCTTTCATAGTTTTGATATCATCATCGGTCAGCATCAATACATTCTTCTGTGCCCATTCTTTAGAGTAGAATACACCTAAGTATGGTTCCATCTCTCTAAGCATATTAACACGCTCTCTTAGCATCTCAGCTTCTTTTAGCTCGGTAAAGTGGTTATCTGTAATATAGTCTACGTACAGACTTCCTTTCCAGCTATCCCAGTCTTCCTCTGTAATAATCCCTTTTAGAATCAACTGCTTCTTCAGAACATTATAGAACAGATCAGAGAATCTACGACGAAGTCTGTTTACAAACTTCTGGAACTTATATTCATCTCTTGTGATTTCAGATGTTCTTCCCAAAAGTCCACCTGCTTGATCCTCTGGATTCAATCTGCTAGTAGGAACGTTAAGTGCTTTGTAAAGCTTTTTCTGGAAGTATAAGACGTCGTCGATCTGACCTAAGTTTTCTCCGCCGGGTAAAGTGCTAATCTCTGTACCTCTACCACCTTCACGGCGTGGCAGCCAGAAGTCTTCTAGCATTGACATATGCTTAGAATCGTTTTTTAAGTTACCCGTATTAGCATCATATACCAGCTTATTACGGTATCTTGCCATAATATCTTTAAGATACTGCTCAGCCTTACCTCTTGGCAAGTTACCTACATCAATATAGAAAATACGTCTCTCTGGTGCACGTGCTAGTCTATAGATAACTAACGAGTCTTCCATCATACGCAGCTGGTTAACAGGCTTAAGCGCTTTATGCAAGTAAGAAATTACTTTCTTACGGCTAGAATCCAAAAGCCCACTAGTTACGTAACTAATAGCATCTGGTGAAATCTTAAGTGCGTTAGTATTCTTTGTGCCAGAAGTATAAGAAGTGGCGCTACCAGCATTGTCTTCAGAGTAGATAAAGTACTCGTTTACTTTCTTAATAATGTTAGCACCAGTAACATTATCTTTTTCTTTCTTTACTTCTTTTACCTTACGAATCTTAAGAGCATCAATCGGTCGGATCTCTTGAATACCTTCTTGGGGTCTAGCCGGATCTACGACCAAGTGATGGTAAATTCTTCCATCAATGTAGTATCTACGGAAAATGTCATGCGCATAGCTCTGGAAATCCAGCATCGCACCAATATTATTGAATTCTTCTTTAATCTGCTTTTTAATAGAATCAGTAGTTTCAACATTATCCATGTTTAGTTCTACAAGATCATCGTCACCTGAAATAACTTCATTGACAATATCTTCGATTGCCGCATCTACTTCTGGATGCATAGCAATCATTCTATACTTTTTAATTAGGTCTTTATCATCTTTAGCCTGGTCTCCACTAAGGTCTACAAAGGAACCATAGTGACTACCAGACGCAGTAATGTAACCTGCGCCATCATCATCTAAGGGCGGAACAATAGATGGAAGCTGTTCTTTTTCTTTTTCTCTCCGGGCTCTCT